TTACATAGTCGGGCGGACGACCAATACACACCTGATGGTAGAAGCGGAACTACCCTTGATACGCACTTATTGAATGTATTATAAACAACAGGAGTCTAAAAAATCAACTATACAATAAATGTAATAAAAAAAGTGCTAATTGCGTACCTGTGACGATCTATGTTATTATTACCATAATAGCCAATCCCTACCTTTTTTAATCATACTCTTATAGTCTCCTATCTAAATCTATTACCCTATCTCATATGGTGGACACAGAACCGGCTCTTGGGAGAAATGATTAACCCTGGCAAGCGCGTCTTGCACGTTATCTGTGTCCGTAAATCTTTACTTCTTCTTTTTCATCATTTTGCTTTTGTTTATGTCTTTGACCATCTTGTTGTGTTCTTTACTTTCCTTTTTGCAATCTCTATTATCTTCTTTCAAATGCGATTTTACTTTGCTCATTACTTTTTTTTCTTTCATGGTTATTCCTTGGCCTTTAACTGCTTTTCAATATGCTTTTCATAAGCTCTAATAGCCTTATAAACTTTTCCAGATAAGTCTACGCCAATCTCATTCTTTACTTCCATGAATATAGCGAGTGCACTCTCCAATAACTGCATACCCTCACTCAATAACTTTTCTTGCATCCCTTCTGCTTGCATATCCATTAACTTACTTTCCCAAATACTGAATTTTTCTTAGGCTCTTGCTTCATCGGCTTGAGGTCTTTTGTAACTTTTGTTTCAGTGGTGTACTTGTTCATTGCCATTGTATCTTTCCACATTTGCTCACGTTCTGGTGAATTATTTGCATCTCGATGCTTTTCCATAACAATTCCTTATGTCGGATAATAATAAAATATCATAGAACATGCTTCCATGTTCTTCCATACTTTATAGCTTGAATAGAAATAATACTTACATTGAATTTTTCAGCAATATAATTAACTGAAGTATCTGCCATTAACAACTTCTTGATCTCAACTACTTGAGTTTCCTTCAGGCGTGCCCTTGGGTTCTTCTCCCCAATATTGTTTATTCCAGTTTGACTCAAACTGCGCCTTCTGGCACAACTCTGGGAACAAAACTTCGCTTCCCCTTTGTTGATCTTGCCAAGCTCTGCCCAAAAGAATTTCTCGCATTCCTTACATATCCTTTTGATATTGTGACTCTCTTTGGATTGGAATCGACGCTTACGTTCTGCTTTATCACACACCTTGCAGTAACATAAAAAACCTTCAGAGTTACCGCAATTCGCAAACCAATATTCACTCGTGAGCGGTTTTAATTCAGAACATCGTCTGCAATAACGGTAACCTTTAGGGTCTTCAAACTTCTTCTTCATTGTAAAATCCGCTTTATTTCCTGCGTAGTTTACGTTTCGCATCATTAAGTATCAAGCTATCTACACTTACTTTTCCTGTATATTTGTCTGACATGTCACTTGTGATCTTACTAGCAGGTTTAGGTGCGCTAGATGTATTACGCTGACGCTTCATGCGTTCCTCTAACCTTCCAATCTCAGCGGCAACTTGATAAGGGTCACTTAGTTGTGAAATACGCTCAATCTCTTTTGCGTGCATCTTAGATGCAGCATAGACGAATGCAGCAGGGTCTTTCATACTGCGTGTTGCTTTCACCATGTCATCGGTCACAGGAGTCTTACTAACAATGTCTACAAAGTCAGAGTACTTTGACATCCCAGTAGTGAACCTAGCTTCAAACTCTGCATGGTCACGCTGTGCTTGCGCCTGCAAGGTACGCTGTTGCTGTTCCTTGTTCATGCGCTGTACTTCATTACGAACAAAGCCACTTAATTGCGTTTCCCATGATTCATCACTATTGGGGTCTGCTTCAAAGTTTTCAGCAGCTTTTGCAACTTGCTCTTGGGGATGTTGTTGCTGTGAACGCTCTTGTCTTTCTCGTGCTAAACGATCACGAACCATGGCATTAACTTGTTCTTCAGTGTAAACCTTCTTGCTGCTTACCTTGTTGCCATATTCATCTTCAGTTACCTCAGTTGTTTCATCACTGCTCTCACTCGTTTTAAGATCAGTTGATTCGCTGGGCTTTTCGGATTTAGATTCAGGAGCTTTATCTTCTTTAGAAACAGCCTCCAATTTTCCTTCTGCCTTTGGCTTTTCATCCTTCTCCCCTAGTGACTCTTTCTTATCTCTTCTAAACTGTTCAAGGTAATTCAGACGTTCTTCTTCTCGGTCTTCAACCGATTCTTCTTTAGCAGGTGATGATTGGGACTCAATTTCTTTTGACGAATCATCATTGCTTTTTGCTAAGTTAGCGTTCAATAAATCATCCACGTTATGACTTGCCATATGTTACTCCATGTTAGTAGTTTTAGTCTTTGGTTGCTCTGGTTTATGCATTTGACCAGCATGGATTAATAGTTTAGATATGTTGTTGGCGTGAGATATATCCGTATCTGCACTAATCCTTGCCATTTCTGCCTTGTAACGCATGACCTGCTCCTCTAATTTCGCGGCTGCTTCGAGCTTTTGGGCTTCTATTTGCTGCCACTCCATTTGTACTCTTTGGCTATCGTGATTTACTTTGTTTTCTAGCTCATGCTGCTTCATTGCAAGCTCTTGCATCTTGGTTTGTGCATCGGCTTGCGCTTTTTGCATGTCCATCTGTAGTTGTTGCTCTTTTAACTTCTGCTCCTGCATCTTAATCATGATTTCAGGTGGTGGTTGCTCTTGTTTTGGTGGTAATGGCTTGCCCGTTTTTCCCGCTTCGATGATTTCGGGAGGAATCATGGTCTTTATTCGGTTTCTTAGCTCAATGTTATTGTTTAGCGGTAGATTCTCTACGTACAAGTCACCAATCATGTTAAATAAGCCAGGATTAGCCTGTAGAACCATTTGCAGTGACTCTAAGCCTAGTTGTTTCTGTCCTTCGTAGCTTGGGCCGGGCAATAATCTTACTTTGTAACTGCCTTTTGTCATGTCATTTTGCATATTCATGCCATAATCATCTGTGGGCTTATTTATTTCTACAGGTTTTACAATTGAATCACCCAATTCAAGCATCAACGTTCGTTCAGTGTCGTATATCTTTGGTATCATTTCTTCAATGATTTGCCCTGCACACGCAATGGCACGATTGATTGCATCATACGGTACATAGGTATTGTTTGCCCCGCGCTGGGTACGAGCATCAATTGCAGCACCAGACATTTCATTGCCTTGCTGTCCAATTTGCGTGTCATAGATTCCAGTGCTTGATTGTATATCTCTAAGTGTCCGCTCATATTGTGTCATCAATGATTGAGATAGTTCAGGGGGGATAATACGCTCTGGCTTATTTCCGTTTGGTGATTCGTCATAGAACAAGCAACCTTGGACTGTGTTAGGGTCTCTCCACATAGCCTGCGTATCAGCACTCTTTATATTAGCCTTGGACGCCATGAATTGATCGTAGCGTGAGACTTTCATCATGTACGCTGATTGGGTAGCTAGATAGTTAAGATACTTCTGGGCGTCTCGAGCGTCTTTGAAGAATGGCCTACACATTTGCTTGCCGTTCTTGTCCCAGTACGAGTTTTGGTCAACAAAAACGATTGGTAGTTGCTCACTTACAAAGTCATTTTTCTCTAGCAGATAATCACCAGCTAACTTTCGGTGAGTTACTTTATATCTGAATGCCTCACGTTCATTGACTACCTCAACCATTTCATCATTAAGCCAAAGAATTTCTTGTCCTTCGATTTCTAGTCGTGGCACTGCATCCATTTGCTTTTGATCAAGTACAAGTTTGTTAGATAGTTCATACATCTTGATGGTGTCGTACTTACGTTCATAGTCATCAATGATCGTGATTGAGTCATCATCGTTGAAAGTCATGAGTGATGTATCTTCAGTATATGTTGAGGACGGAATATTGCGCTCTATCTTCTCTCCATACATATCTTTGAATTTTGCACGTGATGTTCTTGTGCGCATGCCTGCGTACATACCATCCGTTTTGCATGGACTTTCTGCGCTCACATCCCAGTAACATCTTGTAGGGTCTTTAATCGAGTAAATCTCAATCTCTTGGTCAAATGTATACTCATTCTCATACTTTGTACGCAAACCAAAAGCACCAAAACCACCAACGATTGCAGACTGAAAAGCAAA